GGCTTTGTGTTATTTTGTGTCCAAAATTCATACCCAATATAATTAGATAGATCATAATAGTTTTTACTTTCTTCTAAAAGAACTTCACAAAATTTACTGTAAGTGTGATCTTGTTCTTTATCAAACCAAGTTTCTGAGATATTATTATCTCCAAGATTATGCAGAACCTCTAATGCTAGAGGCTCTGCAAGAAAGTTATCTAATATTATTGTTTTATTTTTCATCACATCCCAAGAATAAAATAATTTTTTTGTCTGGAAATTATAAACCAGGCGGGAGTAATCCCATCCGCACCAGTCGGCATATTTATTGTCCATCCGACGAGGACATAATCAGGGTCGAAACTTGACTCCACCAGTACTTTTAGAGACTCTCCGTGTCTTCGTCATCCTTAATATAACAAGGAACACGATCTGGATCTAACCAACGAGCATATTGATGGTCTTCCATTGCTAGAGAACATTGCATTCCATTGTCAAAAAGATAAATGTCATTCCAACGTTTTGTATATTCGTTTCTTTTTTGTAGGCGATAATCAGGTTTTCCGTTGATTTCAAGAATACCGACTTCAACAAATCGATATCCTTCACGCTCCAAAAGAACTTTAGGAAGTTTAGTAATCATGCAACCTCGATAGTTTCAAGATCAGCGGCAACATATTCCATCAGAATCTCATAATCGTCAAGAGGATCTCCAGAAAATGTTACGCCTTCGTTTTCATAATAACGACGAACCTTTTTATAAAGTTTCGGATTCTTTACATCAAGGTAGAAATCGCCATTTGCAGCACCACGAAGGGTTTGAACGTCTTTCTTGAATTTTGCAGTCAGTGCCATTGTTTTGTGTGTTGACTTAAGTATTATAAGAGGAAGTTAGTTTTGAGTCAAGTGGTCCAGTTGAAAAACTGGATATCGGGGTGACTGGGATCGAACCAGTGTCTTCTTGCTCCCAAAGCAAGCCGTCTACCGCTGACTTACACCCCGTTGAGTAGGTTCCTATCGCCGCCAGTTCTGAACCTACCAAAGGGAACTGTCGCAGTCAAAAGATTTCCTTTTGACAGAACTAATTATACTACTTCTTATGTCGCATGTCAAATGGTTCCCAATGCTGCCATCCGTATTTATGAACTGCCCACATACCAATAATAGGTGGATAAATCAAAAGAAAACCAATAACTCCTAATGTATAAGGATTTTCTAATATCCAACGGGCAAAGTGCCCTAGTGTGCTCATCATACCCCTCTCCAATTCTTGTATTCGTAGTAAAAATATTGATCTACCTCATTAAGACCTGTTAGAGGTGCGTTTACGGTCTTCTGAGACCACTCTAAACAAAACTGTTTATAGTTTGAATTATTGCTTGCTAAATGACCATAGACCCTAACAAATGAAGATAGGGCAAAGTTATACCGCTGTCTAATGTGCGGTTCCATTTCCCTTATATTTGTCGGAATCATAGTATCCCCCCTTTGTTCCAAAATAAAGAGTTGATATTACGAATGGAATTGAAAGAAATAAAAGTGCCTTTGCTAATAACATCAGATCATCTCCATAGCACGAATAAGTTCAATATAATGATTCATTTCATCCACAGCAATTTCTGAAATTTTTGTATCTTCTGGATGTTCCCAAAGATAATTCAAATATGTTTCTGTTGCGTGATATTCAATACCAGCATTCAAATGATAAGCGAAAACAGGAGCAAGAAAATAATAACCCACCATAATCCAATAATAGATGAGAACCAAATGATAAGCGAAAAAGCGATCAATCCAGCGATCTGCTCCGCCACGCGACTCCATTTCTCTGAGGTGTTCAGTTTCATTGACTGTTTGTGCAAAGTGTTCTTTCATCAAATAGTAGTGTTCTTCCGTCCTCAATCCCAAAGATTCTTTGAAATGAAGAACGCTCAAAAAAGCAAAGTATGGTGCTCTGGCAATTGTTTCTAAAACCCAAAATCTTTGTATGGGATGATTACGATAAAGAAAATCAATAATTGCTATCGTAATTGACAGTACAGTATCGTTGAAAGTTTTCATTGTGGATATGCGTGTGTAAGTCCCCATTGAACAAATAAAGTAATAGAGGAAATCAAAAGAATTGAAGATATTGCAGTTTTATACATTATAGATCTCCTCCGTTTTTGAATCCGATCATATATCCGAGAACAAGTCCACTCATAAACGATACAAACAAATACAATAAATCAGAAACAAATCTGATAAACTCTAACCATTCAGTTGTCGTCATCCTCGTCCTCATATGAAGATGGTTCCTCAAATAACTCATTCATTTTTTGCTGCATAATTCGTTCTTGCAGTTCTTGTAAATCGTCGTCTGTAAACCTAACCACCAGTAATCCGTCTCCTTTTCTAACTCCTTTCATTTCTGGATGTCCCTTTACTTTCGGATTTTCACGATATCCGTGGGATTCGTGAATTATCATCCAACCATTAATAACCATAGATATAGCAATACCTATGAGAACAAACCAAGGAACCAAAAATATTAGTTCAGAGTAATCTTGAGCCATGGCAATAGTGGTGGAATAACTCCCACAAGGCGCAGCAGTCCTTCAGCAAATAATGAAAGAACTACCCAACCTACACACATACTAATGATAGAAGCGTTGCGATTGTGTCTGCGTATCGCAGCGTCAATCATTTCCTGAACTTCATTGCGACTTATAAATTCATCACCTGGTTCCATCATTTTTCTTTACCCCAAAACTTATCCATAGGATCTTTTTTGGTTTTGATAATTTCACATGCTCTTCTATAAAACATATTATCAGTGTTGCCAGAGGCTTCAAACGTTGCTTTTATTTTCACCCAATTATCATAAGTATGATCGTCCATTGGGGTATAGAAAGTAATACACTAGTTATAATACTAGGTACTTTTACAGTGTCAAGTTTGTGTTGATTTCCAAAAAGTGTTGAAGGAAATCTAAAATTTGTAATTATTCTTAAAGGAAGATCAGGGATTCGAACCCTGGAACGCTACTAACGTTAATAGTTTTCAAGACTATCGCCATCAACCACTCGGCCAATCTTCCGATAGAAGTCCTTATCGGACTTCAAAATCAAGTTTTCTTACTTTACGTTGGCGTCTTGCCTCTTGCCAGGCAATATCCTCATTCGTAAGAACTCCAGATTTTTGTTTCTTTGATAAGGAGTTTAGCATAACAATCTTTGTTAAGTCAACTGCACTGATTCTATCACCACGGATAGTTGCCATATTAGGACATCCGCAAGATATTGTTTTCGTAAGATGCCCTTCCAATTCCTTATTACAGGAACGGCATCTGATTCTTAAATTTTCCATTTGTCATTATGAGATAATTATTTTTCAGTAAAAGAGCGAAGCATCCAAACAAACTTACCGTGAGATTCCATCAGATCTTGAACTAGATTCGCAGTCGCATATGATTTTTGTTGTTCTGCTTCTTCAGAAACTTCTACTAGAAGTTCAATAAGACTTTTATTATCGTCATGAAGTTGCTTTACCATACCCATAGCATCAATATCTTGAGCACTATTTGATGCCTGATCCACTCTCGAAACCTCTGTGGTTCTGGAGAGAGTACTGATTGGTTTGATATTCAAGTATCTCATATGCTCTGAGACACGATCAACCTCTTCAAACATCGCTTCATACTGATCCCCAAAGAGAGTATGAAGTTGTTGAAAATCAGGACCTACAACGTGCCAGTGATAGACCCAAGTTTTGTGAAATAAGACGAACAGAGATGCCTGAGCGTCACTAATAAGTTTGTATAACTTTTCCATTATACCACAGATTTTTAGGTATTTATAAAAGTGGGCAATATCGGATTCGAACCAATGACCAACTGCGTGTAAAGCAGCTGCGCTACCGCTGCGCTAATCGCCCAATTACTTATGATTGTAGCATATACTCTACGGTATTGGCAATATCATTCATAGCATCTCGGAGATTTTCTCTTTGTCCCGATTCTTGCCTGACTATTGGGCGGTGATCGTCTATTAGAGTCCAACGCCACTGATTCATACCATCACAATACCATAGATTAATTTTCATTCTTATACCTTTCTAACTTAATCCAATTTATAAGAGCATTTATCTCCATTCTTTCACATTCATTCATCAGCGAATATGCTTCATCACAATAAAAATCTAATGCTTTAAGAACGATTTCTCTGTCTCTCTGGGATATTAGTGACATAGATTTACACAACACATAAGAATTATAGAATAAAAAAGGGGGTTGTGTCAACCCCCAGTATAGTTATATCACTTACCGATTTGTTTTACGGCAAGTCTTGCTCGGTTTAGGATGCTACCAGAAAGAGGAACATAACCCAAATCATCAGCAATCATTTGTGC